CTACCTTTTTTAACTTTGCCTGTAACAGCTGTTTTAAGTTTAGACCCTGGATTTTTCTTACGATATGCAGCAACACCCTTTTTGGTCATTCCCGCTCCACTTTTTGTAGAGCGGTAATTTCCACCTTTACCAACAGTGCGACGTATTTGTTTAGGTCGACTCTTGGTTTTTGCTACAGCCATTAGCCGTAATTTTTACTTAATATCAATATGATTGAGTAAGCATCGCCATTTGAATGACCTACCGTAGTAAAGTCAATATCTCCTGTTACGCCCGACCCTGCATTATTAGGTATACCAGTAAACTGGTCGAAGTATTCATCGCCACTACTATCAGCTGGCAAAGTTACTGCTAAAACATTGGTAGACGCGTCAAATTCAAGATCAACGCCCATACCTCTGCAAAACCAGTGTATTCTACTTATTGATACCCCAGAACAGGATCTACCCTTGCTATCAGATTTTAATGCCGAGACATCAACCTTTTTAACAGAAGATTCACCTGTTCCATCAGATTCGTTAGTAAACTTAAGTATGGCAAGCCTCTCACCATCTTGAATGGTTTGTGAGGTTACTGTATCAGCCATTATTTACTCCTTATAGTTCTGTAACTGCTGTTCGTTCTTTGTAAGCACCAACATAGTCAACGCTTAGTGTTTTAGCAGCAGCAGCACCGTTTTGTATACCAAATGAGAGTGTAAGCTCTTCATCATCTGGTGCATTAGTGCTAACGACTGTTCCAGCTAGAACATTGTTTTGAAACACATGAAACTTTTGATCTTTAGGATCATAAATAAAACCTAAAGTCATAAATGTATCATCTGCCAAAGAGTTTGGTAATGTTAATGTTGACTGTGTGCTGTTTTTTTCAACGATAAAGCTAATTGTTGCAGCTCCATCAGCTTTTAAAAAAAACACACCGTCTGATACATCCAAAGGTGTTGTATCAGTTAATTGTAAACCAGCAACAATATCAGATTGAGTTGCGTCGCTAGTTTTAAACCTAATGTTAAACCCTATTTGTTTACCAGCCTCATATTTAAAACCCTCTTTTACAAGTTGAAAAAAGTCATGGTCATTATCGCCAGCAGCGTTTGTCACTAACAATAAACCGCCGTCGCCATCGGCTAAAGCCTCAGTAGCAGAGCCACTTCCATCCTCAGTTGTAGTTATTGTCCAATCGGACGCTAGGTAAGTATCAAAATCATTAAAATATTGATGATACTTGTGTGGTGCAGGTGCTTTTAATTTACCTAATGTACTGTCAGTAGTAACATTGGTAACACCCGAAGTAAAATGCGTAGTCATAATCAGCCTCCTTTAAATTAGCCATTGCAAACACCATTGTCTGCAACAATCATTTCTACAGTATTGATAATACTCTTTGGCTGATATTTGTGCAACTAAGAACTAGCTGTCAATTTTTTAAGATGTTCTATCGTCCATTTAGCGTTAGTGTGATATATACCTATGCCACCAGCGTCTTGCCAAGCAGTAATATTGCTTGGTTTATCATCTATAAGAACATAACCTGGTCTTGCAAATATGGCCTTGTCTTTACCTTTTAAGGTGCAAGTAACCAATACATCTATATCAACATGTTTTCTGATCCATGCAAATTTATCTTTTGCTACCCTATCTCTATTTAGAACACCAGAGCAAGATAATATCTCCCAATCTATACCTGTACCTTTTACATAATCTACAAGTGTTCTCATGTCACTCATAGGTGGCAAATCAAAGAATAAACCAGCATTAGACAACTCAACTTTTCTTTGATCGTAGTCTGATTGCTTATCAAATGGTCCATTAAGGTATTTAGGTCCTTCAACACCTTGAACGAAGTCTGCTAAGACTCCGTCCATATCTACAAATATTTTAGTTATTGGTGTCATTGATATGCCTCTTTAAGTTGATCTGGTGTATATTTTGGGTAAAAACTCCAAGTTATTTCTGCGTCCTTCGCCATTTTTTTAGCGCATGCGTCCTTAAGATAAACATGCAACCAGTAAGCATCGGTCTCAAACCAGTTGTCGACCTCACATGATTGATAATTCCAACAACATAACATGTTGTATATATCGTTTGACAACAACTCGCAATGTCCAACACCGTCTAACAAGCTCTGACCAAAACCATCTGTAGCATAAGGTAAAACATCAAGACAATCTTGAACATAGTTTTCATAATCTTCTTTTGGCATATCATACCTAGCAACCAAGCTGTCAATGTTTGCTTGCGCCAACAACTTAACCATATTCTTTGGATCACAATCTATCTGCTCTTTGGTAATACAGTTATAGGCATAATTTACATTACCTTTTTTGTTTGCCCACTTTACAATCTCAGCTATGTGCTGAGGCTCAACTAAAAATGCACTCACTACGCCACCTCCTTTTTGTTAGCAGGTCTGAAACTTTGGTTAATCAACATTTCAACCTCTGCATTAGTCAATCCTTGCTTTTTGTTCCAAGCATTGATCTTGTTTTGATCCCAGTTTAAATAATCACCAATCTTAAGATCAGCAAGTGGAACATAACCACTCTCATAATCAACCACAGCGACAGTGCCCTCTAAGTAATACTTAGTGCCGTCGTAAATGGCGACTCTTTTACCCTCTGCTTTCTTGGTAGCAGCAAAACCATCAAGATTATTAATATCCATATTTACTCCTTTTGGTTATTAATTAATTTACTCACATAGTTAATATACTGTATATTGCAAATATGTGCAACTATTTATACAACTTATTTTACAATAAAAAAAGGGCCAGTTAAGGCCCTTATTTGTAACACTGAGTTAAAAAGTGTATTACAACTTCAATCTATGCACCTTGAGATCCAAAGATTCCTCTCCAATCAGAGAAACCGAATGAATATCTTTCTCTAGCCTTATATCTAATATTGCCAGTTGAGAAGTCTGGTTCCATTGAAGTCTCCATTGGAGATCTTTGGAACATTTTTAGACCTTCGCCTGCGCTATTTACAGATGTAAGAATAAAGTAAGCGTCTGGATCAGTAAGATAATGATTAACTGAATAACCACCAGGCATAACCCCAGTGTTTTTAATCGCGTTAATATCGTTATCAGCTGTCCCAGTTCTTTGTTGAGAGTTTAAGATTCTGTCAGCCACAAAAACTAATTGTGGTGGGACAATAATTTTGTCCGCTTGAACAGAAATAGTTAAACCTCTATCGTCTGTGAAAGTTGATATATCGATAAGATTATCTTCTAATGACGCCTCATTCAAGTCAGCCATAGTAGTTGCTCTGTTTGCAGCTGAACCACCACCGGAAAGTGGGTGATCTGTTGCAATTAGAGATTTACCATCGCCGCCTGTAAAGCTAGATGAGAAAGCGTTGTTAAGAACATCAGCGCCTTTTACCTCTTTGGTATTAGACATTGATTTTGCTAATGCTTTAACATATCTTTTTCCGAGTGAATCATAAAGGTTGTCTTCAACTGCCTCTTCTGTTAAAGCAAACGCTAACGCCACGGTATCGTGTGTATAACGTGCGCTGTAACTTTCAGACGCGTTGTCAAATTGAACCCCTTGTCCTTCGGACTTAAGTGGTGCAGAACCAAATCCTGTGATTAGGACCTCTTCTTCAAATGCTCTGTTTGAATCTTCGATAACAAAAATATCTTCATACTCGTTCTCGTAAGAATCATAGGACATTCCAAAAAGTGCGTTTAACCCAGGCTCTAGCTCTTTTGCTAATTGTGCTCTTGATATAGCCATTTATATACTCCTTATGCTAAACCAGCACCTTTCTGTCCCATAATGTGATTTTGTATCACACACAAAACATTGGTGTTAGCCGATGAAACATCGTCGTTATCGGGATCCTGGGATATATCTAGAGCTTTCAGTGGTAAAGTAGCTGTAGTAGCTCCTGTACCGACGTCTAGTTCTGCCGCTGATATTCCAGACTTAGTATCGCCAACTGGTGAACCTTCAACAATGTCAAAGTTTCCGAACAAGTCTGCTACAGGCATTGCTGCGTCAGCTTGTACTTCAAAAACGACATTAGGATCATCAATTATGCTTGCAATTATATCCGATGCAGCGATGCTGCCAGGAT